TCGATCAGAATAAAACTGAACTGATTTGAAATAATTCATATAGGGTTTAGGTATGTACCTTTGATAATCTTTTTCTTGTAATGCTTCAGGTGCATCTTCAAATCTTTCTTCACTCATTATCTTTCTCCATTATAATTTTAGCTACATCAAATATTAAATTATCAATGTAACTATTATCAAGTTTATTGTTTTGACAAAGTGTTTGAAAATCATCTACTTTCATACTTGATACTTTATTTAATGCTTTTTCAAAATAATCTCTTTGTTTATATGTCATACTCATATTATTCTCCTATTGCTGAAATTAGTTTGCTTGATACTGCTTCGACCAATGACTTACGATAATGCAGCATTGGCTCTACATACTCATTGATCTCTGCCACAGTTGGAAAGAACTTGCAATTCATGATAACTTTATCACAAGCATACTTCATTATATCTGCAGGTACATGGTCAAACTTCTTGGCATACACTCTTGCTTTAAAGGCTAAGTCCTTCTCTGTCAAATGGCTTTGCTTGGCTGTGCATACCATGACTTCCATTAGCCATTGATGTACGTCTTTTGTATCAGCTACAGTCATACATTCTTCTAATGCTTTGATTACTTTGACACGATTGTCATACAAGTCATTAGCAATGTCTGATATAGAAGCTAACTCCCAACGAAAGAACATATATTGATTGTTAGTTTTCTCAGTTATCTTTGAGTTGATTATGGATTCTAAGATAGAAACTGTCGCTTTCGTTACTTTGTTTGGGTCTGATCCTGCTTGTTCGACTAGTGTTTTTGCGAGTGAGTTGTTTCTTACACCATTCGCAATAGACTGTATTCCAGTCTTCTTTATTATACGAGTTTGTAATATAGAAATGTTTGAAGTATTTTGTTTCTCTGTCATGGTTGACCTCCTTATATTGATTGATTACTTCTTGGCTTGGTTGCCACTCTGATGTTAGTTTCGCCACAGATAGTTCTCCCAGTAGTTGTTGTACATTTGTTCTGCGAAAAAATCACACCATTCTTTTTCATGCTGTAGTTTTGGTTTCATGTTATAATTTACAAACCTTTTAACTTCAGCTACATCTTCAGACTCGCTGATTTTATCTTCAAGTCCTTTGATCTCTGCTACCTTTTGTTCGTATTCAATGTATATATTATTTTGTAGATTAGCCATTGCTACCTCCTTTGTTAACTAGCATATCTGATATTCTATACTGTACTACAATATCTTGATTGCATTTGTCACAGCATCTTCCATCAGCTATTGGCTCTGCATTGTGTCCTTGATCCCAATACATTACACCTTCTTCTGTATAATGTTTTTCTATTTCACCTTTGCATATCACACATATCATTTTAATATCTCCTTTACTAATGTGTCAGGTATAATGATGACCCATCTTGGCTCACCAGTTTTCCTTTTGTACAAAGCAATATCTCTTTTTTGTATTACTTTAAATACACTAGGAAATTTATCAACTGCTCGATACTTAACTTCAACTGTATACTCCTTGCCTTTGATAGTTAGTTTGATATCACCAGTATGCTCACCACCAAGACTACCTGATAGAGGCACTTTTTTGGCAGGTAACTTCCATGAGTTGAATAGTTTTACGAACCAGTTCTCATGGTAGTTACCCTTTCGTTTACTCTTGCTTGGCATCAGATTTCCAATAATCTTTTGGAAGTTTAGATTCAATTTCATTTATTCTTATCTGAACATCACTTAATATTTGATATAGTGCAGTTAGTTTGCCATAAGTATTAGCTTCTTCTGCACTTTCTTTTGCAATTTTTAATATAGTTTCCATTTAAAACTCCTCATCATCATGCGAAATGGTTAAGAAAACTTGCAATGCTTCGCACCAACAAAGCAAGTTAAAGAGTCTAGGCTCACGCACCATGCGTTCCCATTCTCCAAATAGTTTTGTATCTACACCTATATCCAAAGCTATCTGTTCCTGCGATAATTTTTTGACTCTTCGCAAGAATACTAGCTTTTCAACTATAGATTTGTATTGATACCTTACTGTGTTCTTCATTTTATTAGACGTAGCTAAGCATATAAATATGCCTAGCTACTACCCTAACAACCACAAGGGATTACTTGAAGTTCATGTGTTTGATTGCTGCATCATGTAGCACATCTTCAATCATACTAGATGCTTGCATATCTTCATTGTATGATTCGTAAAGGCTGATTGTTTTTACAATCATCTTATTAATCCATGCTTCAGGGTGCATATTACCATATGGTTTAGCTACATTACAGATATGATCAAACATAGTTCTGTACTCTTGTGGTGCTGCTATCCGTGCATAGGCTTCACACATCTCTCGTTCTGCTTTGGAATATATAACTTCCATGTTTACCTCCATTGTTAAATTGTTCCATAACTACCTTTCATATAGAACATTGAGTTGGGTCTGTTCATATATGTTAACAGTTTACTGTTTCTTTCGACAGTAGTTTTATGTTTATTTTTTACCTCTTGTGGGTGAGATATCCAATCAGTTACTGCATTGTATAGACCCCACTTGTTACAACCAATATCTTTTTGATATCTTGCCCAAGTATCCATGAGAGTTTGAAACTGTCTTTCATTACGATACCTGCCATCAACTGTTGGTCTTGGTGTATAAGTAAGTTTGTTAAACATTTCAGTTGCATCAGTATGTGTTACTGGTGTGTTATACCATGCACGATAGCGCTGTTCATTACCTTTGAACTCTTGAATCAAATGTTCAATATGTTCAAACTTGTAATAGAACTTACCATTATGTTTCTGCTGATAGTTAGCAATTTTATCAGCAGTAGTACAACCATTCTTACACCATAGTCTAAGTCCATCTGCTGTAATCATAACAGACCATACACCATTGTATGAGTTGCGAACTGTGATACGAAATGCAATGTAGTCCTGAAGAGCAGGGTCTTGTATCTTGATATCTTTACAAGTAAAGGTAGCTTTCATCATTGCACCATTCTGCATCATAGTAATCTGTGGCACAAAGTCCGTTGACACTTTTTGCATCATCTCATAAATGGGATCAATGATAGTCTTGTGTTCTACTGGTCTGTATGCAGTAGAATGATTGCCAAGATACTCCATTGTATCTGTTCTGACTATCATCATACGATCATGGCATTTGACTAGCTTTGTTTCACAATCATCATCATATGTACCTGCCATTGATATCGTATTGATTGGAAAGTCATAGTCACCTAAGACTGTTTGTAAGCTATTGATTTGTGATATATGATTCATGTTTTCCTCCTATCTATCATATTCTACATGGACAATAAGTTGATTACCTTGCCACACTTCGTAGTTTTGTTTTTTTCTACTGTGTCCATATGTAGCATGGAAATGTTGCATATCATGTCTATCTTTCTTAACTGCTTTTATAGCATCTGAGAAAGATTGTACTGTGTCAACATGACAAGTCTTGTCTGTGTTGCCATAGTATATGATATTGAAATTATCTTTTATGCTTTGCAACATTTTGTCGCAATGCGAAATCCAGTTTTTGTCAACTGAAGAACTGTGTGTATACATTATGTATCTCCCTTGTATATTTATTACGTCTTGGTTCGTAGTGGCTAACAAACGACCTGCCACCACCACGAAGTGGTGATTAGGCAGGTCGTTCTTGTCATATCCGATCAAGCTGATTAGCAAGAAAATACCCCTCACTCGAAGAGTGAGGGGTAATCTTGGTGCTATGCACCAAGATACTTTTTCTTGAGTTCAGCTTTCTCTTTAGATGAAAGAGGCTGAGATGACTTTGGTTTGGCATTCTCTTTGCCAATCCAATTAGGCTTGAATGCATAACCAAACATCTGCTCAAAGTCATCATTGTTAGCATTGAAGAACTGCTCGATAACGTCACGGACAGCAACAAGATCATCAATCATAGCCTGAACGTCACGGACTCCACCTTGAAAATTATACTGCTCGATCAATTCCTGAGAGCCTGCTCCGTAGCTACCCTTAGCATCAGCAATAAAATCTGCCTCAACTGCTGCCTGCATATACTTATTACAAGCAGACAACTCAGCATCTACTTTGTTATATGCTCTATCAATGTTACCCATATTAGATATAAAGATATATTTCTTCATACCATCTAATCTCTTCTGAGAGTATTGGGTAAGACTTTTAGCTGAAGTACCTGAAATGTGATTTGTTAGAACTTCTGCGTAATTTATTGTGTTTTTACTTGTCATTTTCTTCTCCTTTTGGTTGTTAATTGACACTCTTGCTAAGCCATAAAAAGGACTAATAACTAAGAGCGTCACGCCCTAGCGTGACTCATTAGAAGCGTCAAAAAAATTAACGAGGGTTCCCTTTGGGATACGTTCATTTTTCTTGACGCAGTCCGTTATGGCATAGCTTTAGAGTGGCATTAACAAGCGAAAGGAAAGAAATGCAAAAACACAGTAAATTCCAGAAGTGCCAAATAACATGAAGGACTACGGAAGCAAAAGTCTTGCCCAATACTCGGCACGGACACAACAACTCCACCAACTCCACCACCTCGCCTTTGTGATCCAAGCGTATCATCTAAGTGTTTCTTCCACTAACTATCTGTTTTAACAAGAGAAAATAAATACCCTTGACAAGTTATTCTAGCACGTTCATAAAAGGGGGGTAAGGGGGGTTCTCTTGTTAAAACAGATTAGACTAACAAAGAAACAGAAACACTTAGTTGATACTATCGTAGCATCAGGGTGTAGTATAAAAGAGGCTGCTGCAAAGTCTGGTTATGCAGATGGTGAAAGTGGCAGAGTGACTGCTAGTAAGACTTTGCGACTGCCTCATGTTCAAGAGTATATGCAACAAATGGTAAGACAGAGTATTGGACTAAATGCTACGATTGCGTCTAGAAGAGTACTTGACTTAGCGCAAAGTGCTAAGTCTGAGTACGTACAGCTTGAGGCGTCTAAGGATATACTGGATCGTGCAGGGTACAAACCAGTAGAGAAAAGTATGACAATGTTGCAAGGCAACATCTCTGTCAACATAGACCTGACTTGACATGGGGGTCAAAAAAGTTACTCTACATACTATGACATGGTCTTACACAGACAATAATATTCAAAAAGGCTCGTAATGGCTAAGACACCTGCATGGACACGAAAAGAAGGCAAAAATCCTAAAGGTGGTCTAAATGCTAAGGGTCGTGCCTCATATAAAGGTGGCACTTTAAAACCTCCAGTAAAATCAGGTGATAATCCTAGACGTGCAAGTTTTCTTGCTCGAATGGGCAACATGAAAGGACCAGAATATGATTCAAAAGGAAACCCTACTCGTTTACTATTATCGCTTCGTCAATGGGGTGCTAAGAGTAAAGCAGATGCTAGAGCAAAAGCTAGAGCTATTAGTAAACGAAATAAAGCAAAGAAGTCTAAGAAAAAAACTTAACCAACTAGAAAAGGAGAAAACTATGCCATATCATTCTATGAAAAAAGGTTCAGCTAAAAAGAAAACAAACGGAGGTCTTACTAAGAAACAGAAGACACTTCCTGCAAGTTTGCAGAAAAAAATTATGGCTTCTAAAAAGAAAAAAATGAAGTAATGGCAAAGTCACGAGTCAATGAGGCAGGTAACTATACCAAGCCAACAATGAGAAAGGCTTTATTCCAAAGGATAAAAGCAGGAACTAAAGGTGGAAAAGCAGGTCAATGGTCTGCAAGAAAAGCACAGATGTTGGCAAAACAATACAAAGCAAAAGGTGGAGGGTATAGATGAAGAAGGCACTTACTACTAGACAAAAGACTGCACTTAAACGTCATGCCAAACATCATACTGCAAAGCATATGTCTAGTATGAAAAAAGATATGATGGCAGGAATGTCGTTCACAGCCAGTCATAAGAAAGCTATGAAAAAAGTTGGAAAGTAATGGCTGATCCTAAAGTAGGTACTGGTAAGAAACCAAAGGGAACTGGTCGCAGACTTTACACAGATGAGAACCCTAAAGATACTGTATCTATAAAATTTGCTACACCTGCTGATGCTCGTGCAACTGTTCGTAAGGTTATGAAGATTAAAAAACCTTATGCTCGTAAGATACAGATACTAACTGTTGGAGAACAAAGAGCAAAGGTTATGAAAAAAAGAGCAGTTGTAAATATTTTTAAAAAAGGTAAAGATACTTTAAGGAAACAAAAGAATGTCACTTAGTAAATCACAAAGGTCGCTTCGTGCTTGGACAAGACAGAAATGGAGAACCAAATCAGGTAAACCTAGTACACAAGGGAGTAAAGCAACTGGCGAACGTTATTTACCTGAAGCGGCAATTAAGGCTCTTTCTTCCTCTGAATACGCCAAGACTACGGCTGAAAAGCGTAAAGCAACTCGAAGAGGAAAACAAGTTTCTAAACAGCCAAAAGCGATTGCTCGAAAAACGAAGAAGTTTAGAAGTTTTAGCTAGGTTTAAGTAATGACATTCCTTCACACATTAAAACCTGAAGAACGAAGAATACTACGTTTAGTTGTAAAGAGAGTACATCTCAAACATCACCCTGAACAATTTTGTACAGACTTAGAAGCTGATAAAGTTATTGCTGCTGTTGGTCCTGAAACAGTTGATAAGTTGTTAAGGATAGGAAAGAACACAAAGATTGATACAGTTTAAATACAAGCCTGATGGAGATGTCCTTAAAAGTTTTATGAAAGATAATACTTTTTTTCGTGGCATAAGAGGTCCAGTTGGTAGTGGCAAGTCAGTTGCTTGTAGCATAGAAATATTTAGAAGAGCCTTGATGCAAGAACCTGATAAGTCAGGTAAACGAAAAAGTAGATGGGCAATCATAAGAAATACAAATCCACAACTTAGAACAACAACAATAAAGACTTGGCTTGATTGGTTTCCTGAAAATGATTGGGGTAAGTTTGCTTGGTCAGTTCCTTATACACATATGATTACAGCAGGTGATCTTGAGATGGAAGTTATCTTTCTTGCACTTGATAGACCTGAAGATGTTAAGAAACTATTATCTCTTGAACTTACTGGGGTTTGGGTTAACGAAGCAAGAGAAATACCTAAGTCAATTATAGATGCTTGTACTATGAGAGTTGGTAGATATCCTTCTGTTAAAGATGGTGGTGCAACTTGGTCAGGTGTTATCTGTGATACCAACAGTCCTGAAGAAGATCATTGGTGGTCAATAATGAGTGGCGCTGTTCCAGTTCCTGATCACATTTCTGTTGAAGAAAGTCGTATGTTAATTAAGCCTGATAACTGGCAATTTTTTACACAACCAAGTGGAATGATTGAAGTTAAAGATGATGATGGTACTGTTATTGATTACAAGCCAAATGATAAAGCAGAAAATTCTAAAAATATTTTAGATTCATATTATTCTAATCTTGTTCAAGGTAAAACAAAGTCTTGGATAGATGTATATGTTATGAATAGGCTTGGTTCTATACAAGATGGTAAGCCAGTTTATAATATGTTTGTAGCAGATACTCATGTATCAAAAGAAGAAATACCAGTAGCAGATGGTGTGCCACTTTATATTGGACTGGACTTTGGTCTTACACCTGCTGCTGTTTTTGGTCAAAAGGTTCGTGGTCGTTGGCTTATCTTACAAGAACTTGTAGCCTTTGATATGGGTATTGTAAGATTTGCAGAACTATTAAGATCAGAAATAGCAACACGTTATGGTAATCTTGAGATAAATATTTATGGCGATCCTTCAGGTGACTTTAGATCACAGACAGATGAAAGCACACCTTTTCAAGTTTTGAGAGGTGCAGGATTGATGGCTAGACCTACAACGAGTAATGATGTGTCGTTAAGAATTGAATCTGTTTCTACAGTTTTAAATAGAATGGTAGATGGTCAATCAGGGATTTTAATTGACTTTAGGTGTAAAGAATTGGTAAAAGGATTTGAGGGGGGTTATCAATATCGAAGACTCCAAGTGTCAGGAGAACGATATGAAGATAAACCTCTAAAGGATAGATACTCACATATCCATGATGCTATGCAGTATCTTATGTTGGGTGCAGGTGAGGGAAGGCAAGTGTTAGGTATGAACAAACCATTAGAAACATTTAATGCAAGAGTTGACTATGATGTATTTCAAAGAAAAGCAAAACCTGCAAGAAGACAAGGTTTATGGGCAAGAATGTAAAGGAGTAAATTATGTGTCTACCAAGTAGAAGTCCAAGTCCTCCTCCTCCAACTAAAGAGGAAAAGGAAGCTGAAATGGAAAGAGAGGCAGAAAGAGAAGTAGCAACTGCTGAAAGAAAAGATGCTAGACAAGATGTACTTGAACAAAATATTACAAGACAAAGAAGAGGTACTGGCAGAAGATCACTCTTAAGAGGTTCAGGTGGTGGCATAGGTTTTTATAACGAGTATCAAGACTAATGCACGAAAAAACTGCTGAAATGATGATGCAAAAATATGAGAAGGCTCTTGCTGTTAGGCGAGAGTTTGAAGAACTTTATGATGAAATATTTGAATATTGTTTGCCACAACGACAAGGATTTAAAAACTATTCAGCAGGTCAAAGAAGAGATGATAAAATATTTGATGAAACTGCTGTAGTTGGAATACAAGAGTTTGCATCAAGACTCCAATCAGGATTGACTCCTAACTTTGCTAGATGGGCAGACTTTGTTACTGGTCAAGAAGTTCCTGAAGAAGAAAAAGATGATATTAATAATGCACTAGATGAGGTGACAGATTATGTATTTGAAGTATTGCAAACATCAAATTTTGCCCAAGAAATACACGAGTGCTTTATCGACTTGGCTTTGGGTACTGCTGTACTTTGTATCATGGAAGGTGATGCTGTTAATCCTATTCGTTTTCAATCTATACCTTTGCCTCATGTTGTTTTAGATACTGGACCTGATGGCATGGTTGATCATGTCTATAGAGAACGTATGATGAAGAATGAAGATATTATTATTGCTTATCCAAATGCAATCTTAAGTCCTAATATTGCTAATAGAATACAAAACAATCCTGAAGCACAAACTAAAATACTAGAAGTATCTTGCAAGTTATATGATAAACCTAATGAAGAAAGATATTCTTATATGGTTATAGATGTGGCTGATAAAGTAATGATTATGCAAGAAACATATGAAGGTGTAGGTTCTAATCCGTTTATAGCTTTTAGATGGAGCAAAGCATCAGGCGAAGTTTATGGCAGAGGTCCTGCAGTTAATGCTTTAAGTGCAATTAAAACAACAAACTTAACTATAGAACTTGTATTAGAAAATGCACAGATGGCTATATCAGGTATCTATCAGATAGATGATGATGGTGTTATTAACGTAGATACAATAAATCTTTTGCCAGGGACAGTCATTCCTAAAGCACCTAATACACAAGGACTACAGCCTATTAGAACAGCAGGTTCTTTTGATGTAGCTAATTTAGTTTTGAATGATATGAGAAATAATATTAAACGTGCATTGTATAATGATATGTTAGGCGATCCAAATAAGACACCTGCTTCTGCAACAGAGGTGGCAGAAAGAATGGCTGACTTATCAAGAAAGATTGGCTCTGCTTTTGGTAGGCTACAAGCAGAAATGGTACAACCAGTTTTACAAAGAGTAGTTTATATTCTGAAGAAACAAGGTCGTATTGAAATGCCAACAGTTAATGGTAGAGAAGTAAAGATACGAAGTGTATCACCATTAGCACAAGCACAAAGCAATCAAGATATAGTTTCTGTAAATAGATTTTTACAAACAGTATCAGGAACATTTGGTCCTGAAATATTGAATGTATTAATCTCTTCAGAAGAAACAGCATTGTATCTTGCTAAGAAGTTTGGTGTACCTGATAAACTAATTCGTGATGCTGATGAAAGACAACAGTTAGTTGAGATGGCACAACAAATGCAACAACAAGGAGGATTACCACAAAATGCAACCGAAGCACTTGGGGGTTGATGGATTCCCACGAAGCAAAGATCAAGATAAAATAATATCTCAAAACGTACAATCTTTGTTTAAGACACCTACTGGTCAAGAAGTTTTAAAATATTTAAAGTCTGTAACTATAGAAGCAGTATCAGGCAGTAATATTTCAGATGCTGAACTAAGGCACTTGGAAGGGCAACGATATCTCGTTGCTTTAATAGTCAAAAGAATCAATCATGCAATGAGGTTAAAAAATGAATGAAGAACAACAAGTAACACAAGAATCTGCTACTGAGCCTACATCAGATGTGCAAAGTAATCCTCCCACAACTGAATCAGTAGCAGACCCAGTAGCTAATCCAAGACCATCTTGGTTAAATGAAAAGTTTGAAAGTGGAGAAGATTTGCAAAAATCATATGATGAACTTTCAGCTAAATTAGGAAAAAAGGAAGACGATCTTCGTAATACATTATTACAAGAACTAGAAACTGAGGCTTATGCTAACAGACCTGCAAGTGCAGGTGATTATCAAATACCTGAAATATTAGATGAAGCAGAAGCAGCAACTAATCCTCTTCTTAAATGGTGGGCAGATTATTCTTGGTCAAATGGATTATCACAAGAAGAGTTTGATGAAGGTATACAAAAATGGGCAGAGCATAATGGTTTAAATGATACTGATCCTGAAGAGATAAAAAAGTCTTTGGGTGATAATGCTAATGCAAGAATTGAAGCATCACAGTTATTTATACAAAAGTTTTTTAAACCTGAAATGCAAGATGCTGTGGCACAACTTGGCACAAGTAAAGAAGGTATTATGGCTTTAGAACTTATACAAGAAAAAATGAAAGGCATAAATCCACAGCAAGAAGTTTCGCAACCAAGTCAACTCACCCAAGGTGATATAGAAGCAGCAATGCGTGATCCTAGATATTGGGATAACAAACAAAGAGATATGAATTATGTTAGAGAAGTCGAAGCTAAGTTTAAGAAACTTTATGGGTGAAGGTGTTTATGATGGCTTTAGTATTGCTAAGGCTACATCAGAACACGCTAACATACTTCAACATAATTTAAGAGATAGTGATGTACGAGAATGTATAATACATGGTGCATCACCTTTTCGTGCTTTAATGTCAGGTGTTAGAGAAAAAGGCGAGAACTATACTTGCATTATAGATGGTGAGCCTATCTGTATGTTTGGTGTTAATCCAATTATGGATATGATGATAGGCAGAATATGGCTTCTTGGTAGTTATGAGATAGAAAAAAGAGGTCGTAAGTTTATAAGATGGTCACAATCTGTAGTAAATTATTATCAAGAAAAGTATTATCAATTAGAAAATGTTGTACCTGCTGATCATAAAGATACTATAGATTGGCTACAGTTCTTAGGTTTTGAGTTGATGACACCACCTATAAAATTAAATAGTTTTAAGGTTTTTAGATTTGTTCGTTGCAAAGGCGATAAAATTTTGATAAATAAAGAAGAACAGCCTATTCAATGTTGATAGCCCTATTGGATAACTAGATGATACAAAGAGTAGATAACTGGAAATATAAATAACTTTTAATAGGAGAGTGTAATGGCTAACACAATAGATCAAGCCTTTATTACGCAGTTCGAAACAGAAGTTCATTTAGCTTATCAGAGAATGGGCAGTAAACTTAGAAATACTGTTCGTACAGTAAGTAATGTGAATGGAAACACAGTAAGATTTCAAAAGATTGGTACTGGAACTGCAACTACTAAGTCTAGAAATGGACAAGTAACACCAATGGAACTAGCTCACACTAATGTAAGTGTAACAATGCAAGACTTTTTTGCTGCAGAGTTTATCGATAAGTTAGATGAGTTAAAAACTAACATTGATGAAAGACAAGCAATAGCAACAAGTGCTGCTGCTGCTCTAGGTCGTAAGACTGATGAGTTGCTGTATACAGCTATGGACTCAGGTGCTAACTCAACTCAAATCCATGATACTGGTGGTGCAGTTGAGAAGGCTGACTTGTTAACATTGTTTGAAACTTTTGGTACTGCAAATATCCCTGAAGATGGACAGAGATATTTAGCTATGCACCCAAAAGGATATGCTGACTTATTTTTAATTAATGAGTTTGCATCATCAGACTTTGTTGGTGAGCAAAATCTACCTTTTGCAGGTGGTATGACAATGAAAGAATTTTTAGGATTCAAAATATTTTCTACTGCTGCAATAACAGCAGGTAAGAATATGGCATATCATACAACTGCTATAGGTCTTGGTATTGGTGCAGATGTAACAACTGAACTTAACTATGTCGCTGAAAAAGTATCACACTTGGCAACTTCAATGATGTCAATGGGTGCTACTGTCATTGATGACAATGG